GCCTTAAGAGGCGGTGGACGTGTCAGATAAAAAGTTCATACAGAAAGCAATTAAGAAACCAGGAGCTTTACGTAAATCTTTAGGAGTAAAGAAAGGCGAAAAAATTCCTGCTTCTAAATTAAAAGCTGCTGCAAAGAAAAAAGGTAAGATGGGCCAACGTGCTCGACTTGCTATCACATTAGGTAAATTAAGAAAAAAATAATGACAAAGCTAAAAGAACTATACCACAAACTTGTAGATAAAATCTTTGGAAAAAGATGCAAGTGCATTAACAGAAAAAGAGAGACAAAAACAATCTTTGAATGCATTGATTGTGGAAAGGTTTTAAATGGCTAGACGTGGACTTTACGCAAATATTCACGCAAAAAGAAAGCGTGGTGGTAAAATGAGAAAAAAAGGTGCAAAGGGTGCTCCCACTGCAGCTAACTTTAAAAGAGCTGCACAAACAGCGAGAAAAAAATAATGACTAAACTTTGTCCTAGAGGTAAGTCAGCAGCAAAGAGAAAATTTAAAGTATATCCTTCAGCATATGCAAACGCCTATGCTAGTAAAATTTGTGCTGGTAAAATTAAAGACCCTTCTGGTGTAAAGAGAAAAGATTTCAAAGGACCTAAACCTGCTGGAAAAAAAGACGGTGGTAGAATAAATTTTAGAGGTGGTGGGATCTGTAAAAAAGGAATGAACAAAAAAATTCTTAGAGCATAAAATGGCTGGTTTAGATAAATGGTTCAAACAAAAATGGGTAGACATTGGAAGTAAAAAGAAAGATGGTTCTTTTTCAAAGTGTGGTCGTTCAAAACAAAAAGCAGATGCAAAGCGTAAGTATCCAAAATGTGTCCCACTAGCTAAAGCAAGAAGTATGTCAGAAGGTCAAAGACGTTCAGCTGTAAAAAGAAAAAGATCAGCAGGTAATACAGGACCTAAACCAACTAATGTTTCAACATTTAACAAAGGTGGTGCTGTTGGTAATTCAATGATAAGACAAGCACAAAAGAATTATGATGGAACTTATATTTATGGAGATTTAGGTGGAGTTAAAGTTGGTAATCCAAGTTATAAAAAATATTACAAAGGTATGATTTAATGAGAAAAGCAGATAACATGCCAGCAAGAAACAAAAAAAACTTTAGACCTACAAAGTCTGGAGCAGGTATGACACGAGCCGGTGTCGCTGCCTATAGAAGAAAAAATCCCGGTTCTAAATTAAAAACAGCAGTGACTGGAAAAGTTAAAAAAGGTTCTGCTGCAGCAAAGAGAAGAAAATCATATTGCGCAAGAAGTGCAGGACAAATGAAACAATTTCCTAAAGCTGCGGCCAATCCAAATTCAAGACTTCGACAGGCACGTAGAAGGTGGAAATGTTAATTAAATCAGTTTTACTAGACGCTTTAGAAGCAAGATATGAATCACAAATAGCAGAAGCAGATGCTATTATTAAAATTTATTTAGAAAATAGTGTTGGTATAGGTGAACATCCACAACACATAGAAGAAATAGATAAACTATTTGATAAAATTGCTACAGCACAAGAACGATTAGAAGTGTTAGAAGATTTTAGAGAACAACAACAAGGAGAAGAGTAATGGACGACATGCAATTAATATTACAGGATATCTCTAACCTGCTAAAACCAAAGGAGCAAAAAGATGAGCAAGGAAACGTTATCGACATCGGAAAAGGAAGTACCAAAAATTAAACTTGGACTTCAAGAAAAATACGAAGAAGAAAAAAAAGATTTACCCCCTGAACCAGAACCTTTAAATCCTGATAACATAGGACAAGATACTGTTGATGAATTACCAGAACCCTCTGGTTATAGAATTTTAGTTTTACCTTTTACACCAAAAAATAAAACAAAAGGTGGAATATTATTTTCCCAAGAAACTTTAGACAAAGCAAGAATAGCTACAACATGTGGTTATGTTTTAAAGATGGGAGATTTAGCATACAAGGACAAAGATAAATTTGGTCAACCTTGGTGCAAAAAAGGAGATTGGGTGATCTTTGCAAGATACGCAGGATCAAGACTACCAATAGAAGGTGGTGAGGTGAGAATACTTAATGATGATGAAGTTTTAGGAACAGTAAAAAATCCTGAATCACTTCTTCATTTAATTTAACATAGGAAGGAACTATGCCAGAAGATAAAAAAAATGAAGATCTAATTGATGTAGGCGAAACAGTTGGTGCTGAAATTGATTTAGATGATAAAGGCGAAGCGGTCAAACAAGAGGAAGTAAAAGAAGAGATCGAAGTTGAACAAGTTAAGGAACCTACTAAAGAAGTAGACAAATCTTTTGAAAACGAAAGAGAAACTAAACTTGATAAAAAAGAAGAAAAAGATGAGTTAAAAGAATATAGTGAAGGTGTTCAAAAACGTATTGCTAAATTAACTCGTAAAATGAGAGAAGCAGAAAGACAGCGAGAAGAAGCTGTTCAATATGCTCAATCAATTACTCAACAAAAAAATCAAGCAGAACAAAGATTATCTAAATTAGATAAATCTTATGTTAGTGAATTTGAAAGTAGAGTTACGACTAGTTTAGCAGCAGCTAAACTTGCTCTTAAAAATGCAATTGAATCAAAAGATGTTGAAGCACAAATAGCAGCACAAGAACAGTTAGCTAATCTATCTGTAGAGTCTGCTAGAATTAATGCTTTAAAAGCTCAAGAAGTAACAACACCTCAAGAAAAACAAGTGAATGTTACTCCTCAACAAAATAATATTCCAAACAATCTACCTTCAGATCCTAAAGCTGAAGAATGGGCTGCTAAAAATAGTTGGTTTGGTAATGATACTGCTATGACTTATACAGCTTTTGATATACATAAAAAGCTTGTAGAAGAAGAAGGCTATGATCCTAAATCTGATGAATATTATACAGAAGTTGACTCAAGAATAAGGGTTGAATTTCCGCATAAGTTTGATAAGGTAGAGGACAATACTACAAAAAGAGCAAAACCTGCTCAAAATGTAGCTTCAGCTAATCGTCCAGCCGCAACAGGACGCAAAAAAACTGTGAGACTCACACCGTCACAGGTAGCAATTGCTAAAAGAATAGGAGTGCCACTCGAAGAGTATGCGAAACAATTAAATATCACGGAAGGAGCATAAGCATATGGAAAATGAAACAATTAAAACTTCTCGTGCGAGTCAAACAAGAGACAAGGTTAAAAAACCTACAACTTGGACTCCACCCTCATCACTCGATGCACCACCTGCACCCGAAGGGTACAGACACAGATGGATTAGAGTTGAAGTCCTAGGTTTTGACGATACAAAAAATGTATCAGGAAAACTTAGAGAAGGATGGGAGTTAGTGAGAGCTGACCAATATCCTGAACAAGACTTTCCATCTTTGACAACAGGAAAATATTCTGGTGTTATCGGAGTAGGAGGCCTTGTGCTGGCAAGGATACCCGAAGAAATCGCGCAACAACGTGAAGCTTATTATCAAGATCAAACTAAGCAACGTGATGAAGCAGTGAATAACGATGTTCTTAAGGAACAGCACCCAAGTATGCCAATCAATAATGAAAGGCAGACTCGTGTAACTTTTGGTGGTTCAAAGAAATAATCTTTTAGTAATTTCTTACCAACAAAATAAATGTTAACCGTACTGGAGGCCCTAACGGGCAGGTACACTTAAGAAAAGGAAATAAACTATGGCTAACGATAATACAGCTGGATACGGATGTAGAGCAGTAATGACTGTGGGTTCAACACCTGCAACTTCTGGTCAATCCGAATACAAGCTATATGATTACGCAGGCGCAGCTTTTAATACAATTTTCAAAGGCGATCCGGTTTCTCTAAATGCAGGGACTCAGGCAGCTGAAAAAGGTTATATTCAAGATGCTACCTACGATTCAACAGATGACGATAATCCTGGTGGAATTGGCTGGACAACAGCTTCTTCTCCTCTATTAGTAGGTGTCTTTAATGGCGCTTTCTATATAGATTCAGGAACATCAAAACCGACGTTTGCAAACTCAGTAACGAGTGGAACAAACTTTGCGGTGGACTACAACACAGGCTCAAGCGATGGAACTGCTTTTGTATTGGACAATCCTAATCAGGAATTCAATATAAGAGTTGGTGGATCAGCTTGGCAACAAAATGATGTTGGGTTAAACTATAACACAGGTGATAATGGCGCGACAGGAATTAGCGGTATGTCTGATGAAAGATTAAGAATCTCATCAGTTGCTTCTACTTCTATGTTTACTCTTGTAAGAGGTGCTAATATCCCGGGTCAAAACGATTATGCAAGCGACGGCAGTGATGTTGTTGTTGTAATCGCTAAAGGCTCGCACTTGTACAACTAATAGCGAATAAGGAGAAAATAAACTATGGCTATATCAAGAGCACAACTCGTAAAAGAGTTAGAACCTGGTTTGAATGCTTTATTCGGACTAGAGTACAGACAATATGCGGACGAAGCTGCAGAAATTTTCGATACAGAATCATCTGACAGAGCTTTCGAAGAGGAAGTAATGTTAAGTGGTTTCGGAAATGCTTCTGTTAAACCTGAAGGTCAAGGCGTATCATACGATGATGCACAAGAAACTTTCACAGCTCGTTACACAAACGAAACAATTGCTTTAGCATTTGCGATCACTGAAGAAGCGATCGAAGATAACTTGTATGACAGACTTGCGTCTAGATATACAAAAGCTTTAGCAAGATCAATGGCAAGCACTAAGCAAATTAAAGGCGCTGCAGTATTGAACAATGGATTTGACAATACATACGCAGGCGGCGATGGAGTTGCTTTATTAAGTGATGCTCACCCTACTCTTTCTGGAAATTTCAGAAATGAGCTAGCGACAGCAGCTGACTTAAACGAAACTTCATTAGAGCAGTCTTTAATTGACATTTCTGCTTTCACTGATGAAAGAGGCCTAAAAATTGCGGCTAGAGGAATGAAAATGATTATTCCACCACAACTGCAATTTACTGCTGACAGACTTATGAAGTCTGAAGGTAGAGTAGGAACAGCTGATAATGATATCAATGCTATCAAGAACATGGGAATGGTTCCAGAAGGTTATACTGTAAACCATTACTTAACTGATCCTGATGCATTCTTTATCAAAACAGATGTGCCTAATGGTCTAAAACATTTCAACAGATCACCTATCAAAACTACTATGGAAGGTGACTTTGATACTGGCAACGTAAGATACAAAGCTAGAGAGAGATACGTATTCGGATTCTCAGACCCTAGAGGTGTATTTGGTTCACCAGGAACTGCATAATAATTAATTAATTAGGGGCCGCCTTAAAACGGCCCCTTTTTTACATATAAAGGTGTGTAAATGAAAAAAACTCTCATCAATATCTGGGCTTATAGTCATCATGCAAAATTTCAAATAGAGCATGAAGAAGATACAGCTATAAGTGTTGAAAATGCTATACTTGACAAACTGGGAGAGAATAGTATAAAATGGGAGTATCTCGGAAATAATTACTCAGACGAGATAAATCGAATAACTTATGAGGAGGTTATTGATGATACAAGACCTGTACAAACAAAAAAGGTCCTTGGAGTTGAAGTGGGAACAGGAGCATATTGACAATGGTAAATATACTCTTGAAATGGTCAGAATTGATGACAAAGTTAAAAAAGTCATTACTGATATTAAGCTGGAAGAAGCAGCTATTGCTCACAGACAGAATACTGTCGAAGACGCAGCTCCACAAGTTTCTGTAGCTACTTAATAAAAAAGCTACATCGTTGGAAAACACTCTCCGCACTACAAGCTCTCTTGCACTCTACTAAAAACTATTGTATATTTATCACACTATACTTAACAAAGAATATCGACGCGTATAGTCGACAAGCCTAGAGACGGTATTCTTTTATACTAGGAGGAATATATCATGGCACAAACAAAAACATCTTTTCAAGGAAAGATAAGAAGTTATGGTGGAACTAATAAAGGCGACGCATCACCGGGAGTAGCAGTACTTTCAGTAATGTTTTCTTTTAACCCAGTTACCGCTGCAAACACAGATGGAACAACTAACGTAAAAATAGGAACTTCTGCAACTACAGGTGAAGATTTTATTTTACCTAAAGGTGCAATTCCAATTTCTATAACTACAAGAGCTGTTGCAACAGGTGGAACAAACCCAACTGTTGATATTGGTTGTTTAGCACACTCAGATGGTGCTGGTGGAACTACAGCTGCAGATCCAGATGGATTGTTTAATGAGTTAGATGCTGATGCAAATAACACACAAACTATTGCTGCAGGCGCTTTAGTAACTACTGCTGGATTAACAGCGAATGCGACTGTTACAGGTAATGTAGGTGCTTCAGCTGCAACTGGTGGAACTTACACTGGCGTTTTAACATACTACTGTGTTGATGATGGTAAGGAAACTTATCCACAATTAACTTAATATAATTTTTATGTGGTCCTCCGGGGCCACATAATTTAAAAGGAGAATATATATGTCAGGCGGCGGATCTTTTTCAAGCGATCAAACAACCATAAACATGGCTACAGTTGGAGCTGATACTCTTGCTCATACAGGAAGAATAAGAATTACTTCTATTCAAGGTGAAGGTATTGCTGGATCAACAATAATTTTTTATGATTCTGCAGATGCAGCAGCACCAGGAGCAGCAAAAGCTACTTATAATTATAATACAGAGGGACTAGAAGTTTATGTTCCAGGTTCTGGTATTTTATTTAAAAATGGACTTGTTTATAACTTAGCAGGAGCAGGCGGAAGCGTTACTATAACGATTACGGGTGCATAGAAATTTACATGGCGACTATTACTTATACAGTTACGGTTGCAACTGGTACTAACCAATATGGTACGGGAAACAAATACTATATTAATGGTACAGTTAGCCCAACTATTCAGTTACAAGAAGGTAATACTTATATCTTTGATACTTCTGATAGCACTAATGATACTCACATTTTTGGATTTTCTAATAATCCAAATAATTCTCCAGCATCTGTTTATTCACCTGCTGGTATTGTAACTACAACTGGAACATCTGGACAAACTGGTTCAAATACTACAATAATTGTAGGAAACACAACTACAACTGCTGATCAAACTGTACCTAATTTATTTTATTATTGTACTCAACATGCTGGCATGGGTGGGTCAGCTCCTACTATTACAGCGTCTTCAGGAATTACTGATAAATTTAATCCTGCAATAGATGATATTATTGAAGAAGCATTTGAAAGAACTAATATAAGAGGTACTAGAACTGGATATCAATTAAGATCTGCAAGAAGATCCTTAAATATAATGTTTCAAGAATGGGAAAATAGAGGTGTACATTTATGGAAAGTAAAATTAGCTAAAGTACCTTTAATTTTAGGTCAAGCAGAGTATAGTGTAGCAACCGATTCAATTAATTTTCCAAGTGATATTAGTGATACTTTAGAAGCTTTTTACAGAAATAATTCTACTACAACTGCACCACAAGATATTG